AAAAGATGGGTGAGGTCGATGGAGGACAATTACCGACAGGGTAGAGACCGTAGGGGTCTCGGTTATGAGAATTCCGATGAGGATCCCCTCATGGCGGAGATCCTAGGTCTAAAACAGCTTGTCATGGACTTGACCCATGACAGGACTGAGAAGGAGGTTCCAGCTATTGAAGCCTCCCCACCTTCTTATGATGCTTGTCAAACTTTCCCATTGGTCGCAGGACAGGGTATGACCATGGAGACTTATACTTATAAGTCAATTAGTTTCCTGGACGAGTCTACTCCTGGTTTGGAAGCTGGAACGACCACTTTTCATTCAAGAGCTTCTGCCTCTGTGTTGAGGGTAGTTAGCTCCAATGGCACTGAGATCTCAGGGAGAGGAACATCTTTCAAGGTTGGTAACGATAAGATAGCCTCTGCTGCGCACTTACATGAGGGTGGCAGCAATAGGGTAGTTCTTGGCGCCCCCATGTTAGATTCTGAAGGTCATCAATTGAATGCCGTCGTTGAACTCAACGATGGTAGAACTGTGACTTTCCCCCTCATTCCCTATTATAGATCCAAGGATGGTGACAAAGATTTCGTACTTTGCCATCTTCCTGTTAGTCTTAGATCGAGTGTTCCTGGCTTGAAGGCCAGGATGATACACCCTGAAACAGACACGGAAGTAGCCATCATTGGTTATCCTGCTTCTTCCAGCCATGCGCAATTTAGCACTAGCCCGGTTAAGGATTCCTGCCACATGACAGGTTCTTCCGGGGGCATGTCAGGATCCCCAATTATTGTTAGGGGCCGCACCGTTGTTGGTGTACATGTTGGTAAGTTTGATGGCACCACTAAGAAGTTTCATCCCTTCTCGGATAGGGATTTGTTGGCTATCAGGGAGCCTGCACCACCGTGTCCTACAATTGTGACCGTCAGCTCTGATCTTCCCGTACCGTCTGTCAGGCATGAGTCTGGCAAGAGGGATAGAACTCTGAGTGCCGAGCTTGAAACTGCTCGTAAAGATGGTAAGAAACAAAACCGTCAGAGGAGGATTAATTGGGCGGATAGCACCAACTCCGATGATGAAGATTTCTTTAATGATACGGAACGTGACAGGTTCTATGAGCTTGAGGGTTACGTAAAACAATGTCTGGAAAGACAGAACACCCTTGAGACTCTCATTAGGGAGAGTGTAAAAGCCAAACCTTCTGGGGATAAGAAGGCTAAAACCCCAAGAAACCCAAAAAGGAACAACCTTGTAGGAACATCCGTGATTACGGCAAGTGTGCTGACTTTGACCGAGGTAAGTGTAACCGCGGTTCCCACCACTTGCAGCAGAAGGATTTTCCCAAGGACTCGGACCATGCAACCAGGAACGGGTCCAATGGTTCTCCAGGCTCCGCGAGGAGTTTGGAGTAATTCCTCTTTGGTTGCTCACAACTGGTGCAATGAGGCCCGCTGATGACGGTGCGCACCAGGTTGAGCTAAACACAGGCCTCAAGGTTGTCGGTCGTCTGGATAGGTTGCCTCCCACCTACCAGAATCCAAACAAGGACCAGTTTGATAAAACTTTCACTAGTTTTCTGGTAAGGAAAGGGATCCATGATAGGTATTCCGAGTACGGTGTTTGCCGAGCAACTGAAATAAGGGAGCAAAAAGCTGTATCCCGGTATTCACTACCAACTGTGGATCAGCCACCAACTGCGGTGGAACTTGGCAAGATTATGGATTGGCTAGCGCTCGAATTTGGGCCCTATGTTGATGGACATCGTGTCATCGACTTTGAGGACGTTGACATACAATGGTCAACTACCCCTGGGATCCCATATAAGTGGTACTGCCGAACCAAAGCTGAGTCCACTGACAAGTTCAGGGCCGATATTTTGGCATTTTGGAAGTATGCCCATCTGATTGGAGATGATGTCCTTTGGCATAATTTTGTCAAAGTTGAACTACTCCCAACCTCAAAATTGGAGACGGACAATGTCAGGTCAATTACTGGACCCGACATCGCTTATCACTA